GCAGGTCTGGGTGACGACCAGCTGCGCGATGAGCGCCCGCTGCGTGAGGAAGAGCGCTACACGCGCTCGCTGCGCCCTGATGATGGTCGCGAGCGCTTGCGCAGCGGCAATGCCAACGTCAACCCGTTCCAGATGGATGATATTTTGGCGCGATACCCCGACACCGACTTTAACTGGAAGCGCTATGAGGTGGCGGGTAAGCCCGATTATGCCGAGCAGCGCGCCTATTACGACCAGGGCTGGCGCAACGTGCTGCATGAGCAGTTTCCCAATAGGTTTGCGCCGGAAGGCACCACCGGGCCGGTCATTGTCAAGGACATGATCCTGATGGAGCGGCCTATGCGCTTGACTTTGCAGGCTCGGCGTGAAGAAATGGACGCCGCGAATCGTGCGATGATGGTTCACCGTCAGCAGATGGCGGTGGCTCCCGATGGTCAGGCGCCGCGCATGGCGCCCAGCATCAGGACAACGCGCGAGGCGATTCAAATCCCTGACGACTAGGACAACCTAGATCATCAGGGTCCTGTTCTGAGCAAAGAACAGCGCTGGGACTAGAAACTTTCACGGACAGCGGCGGTGCTCGCCAAAGCCGGTAACCCGAATAGGGGGAGCCGTCGATGGCGAATCCCAATGCACCTTTTGGCTTCAAGCCCATCCGCCGCCTCGATGGTGCGGCATGGAGCGGGAACCTCACCCGTCGGCTGATCGCAAACGGCGACAGTAACGTCGTTTGCAAAGGCGACGTGGTGAAAACGCTCAATACCGGCTACATCACGGTTGGCGCGGCGGGGCTCACCGATCACTCCAATGTTGGCATCTTCTACGGCTGTGCCTACCTTAACACCGCGATTGGCTACAAAATCTGGACCAATCGCTGGCCCGGCTCCGGTGCCACGGGTGACATCGAGGCCTTCATCATTGACGATCCGTTCGTGGTCTTCGAGGTGATGGCGAGTGCTGCTGCCATTCCCTTCGCGGCGATTGGCGAGAATGCCGACTACGTGGTTGCCACGGGCAACGTCAACAGCGGCATCTCGGCGTGGACGTTGAACTCGACCACGGGTTCGACCACGACCTTCCCCTTTAGGGTGATCGGACAGCCGGCGACAGGCGTGATTCCAGGCTCCGACATCGCATCGAACAACAATCTCGTTGAGGTCTGCTGGAACGATCAGTTCTACACGCAGAAAGCTTCCATCTGAGGGCGATCGAGCAAGGAGAATAACCCATGGCTATTGATCTTGCTTCGATCAAGAACGAGCTGTTTCCCGGTCTTGCCGCCGTCGAGGGCCGTTACAAGAAGATCGAGACCAAGTGGAGTAGACTCTTCGAGAAGCGCAACTCGAAGATGGCGCTCGAACGCCGCACGCAGATGGCTTACTTGCCGCTCGCGCGTGAGAAGGCGGAAGGGCAGTCCACCTACTTTGACGACCGCGCAGGTGAGCGCTGGCTGTACGCCGCGGAGATGAAGGAGATATCTCTCGGCTACCTGATCACGCGCAAGGCGGTGGAAGACAACCAGTACAAGGCCGAGTTCAATCCGAGCAACCTCGGCCTGCAGGACGTGTTTGCGGTCACCAAGGAAATCTACGCCGCGAACATCTTCAATAACGGTACTACGTTCGACAATACCGTGGGCGGAGACGGCAAGGCACTGTTCGCCACCGATCATCCGATCGATGGCGGCACGGTGGCCAATCGCACGTCGCCGGATGTGGACCTTAACGAGAGCACGCTGCTCACCGCGATGACGAGCATCCGCAACAACTGGGTGGACGAGCGCAACATCAAGATTGCGGCCCGCGCAGAATTGCTGTTTGTGCCGGCCGCGCTGGAGCCGGTTGCCGTAAGGCTCCTGCGCACGGATTTGCGTCCTGGCACCAACGACAACGATGTGAATGCGATCAAGCACGTCGGTGGCGGTCTGCGCGATTACATCGTGGATGAGTTTCTCACCAGCAATTTTGCGTGGTTCGTCAAGACCGACAAGCGCGGTTTGATCTACTACGACCGTGTTCCGTTCGAGATGGACATGTACGTGGACTTTGACACGGATAACCTGAAAGTGAAGGGCCGCGAGCGTTATGTTTTCTCGTATTTCGACTGGCGCAGCGTCTACGGCGCGTTCCCGACGTCGTAACCATGGTGGAGCTTAACGCATAAGGAGAGCGCATCATGGGTATCACTGCCAGCACTGGCCCGGTCGTCGTTTATGGTCAGGGCAATGCGCCGACTGACTATAACGCCCAGCGCGCGCCGAGCTGCTTCGATCAGTTCATGGCGTTGCTCGATCCGCGTGCGGCCTGGACCTACCAGCCCGGCCAAGCTGACAGCTCGCCGGTTGCCGGCTGGTTTTCCGGCGGCGGTTTTGTCATGTACGATGGCGTGCTCGACGCGCTGGCGGCCAACAACATTGCTGCCTCGCAGTCTCCAGGCGCTGGCGCCATCACGCTGGTCAGCTCGTCGGCGGCGGGCATCCTCGTCAATCAGAGTGTGGTGAACATCGTCACCGGGCAGACGGTGACGGGGCTGCTTGCGGTCGGCGATGCCGGCGGCCGGCAATCATTCGGTGCCGTGGGCACCATTCAGCTGTGGGACCCCACTAAGTCGCCAGGGCGTGCCATCCGCTACGTGTCTGGCGGCAGTGACAGCGGCATTACGTTCACCGCGTCTGGATACGACGTGTATGGCCAGCCGATGTCGGAAACCGTCACCGGAGCAGCGATTGGCACCGCGACCGGCAAGAAGGCGTTCAAGTTCATTTCCGGCATCACGCACACCGGTTCCGTTGCTGGCACTTTGACCATCGGCACCACGGACATTCTCGGCTTCCCGCTGCGCGTGGATACGTTCGGCTATATGCGCGCCATGGTGAACAACGCGATCGTGACGGCGAACACCGGCTTTGTCACGGCGGACACCACCAACCCGGCCACCGCCCTGACCGGCGATGTGCGCGGGACTTATGCGCTGCAGACGCCATCGAACGGCACCCTGCGGCAGCTGATCTTCGTGAGTGTGTCGCCAGCAAACGTGGCTTCCATCACGGGCCTCCTGGGAATCACCCAATTCTGATGGACGGCCCTGCATGGCGCGAGCACCCCGTGGCCCACTTGGAAATGCTCCTCGCGACGACCGCGACGATTTCGTAGGCGAGCCTGCGGAAGAGATCAAAGCTGGGCCGCCGCTGCGCTGGCCGCCCAATCCGAAGAAGATCACCAAGGACACCTTCCACGCCAAGGTGGAGGGCAAGACCGCGCAGCAGCGCGCCGATCGTTCGCCGACTTTTCGCAAGGGTGGCTGGGTGAGCGGCTACGCCAGAGGCGGTGCAACCAAGAAACAGGAAGGCGGTACTGTTGGTTTCTTCGGTGGCGAATCGTTCGGCAAACAATGGCAGCGTGAGAATCGCGAGGCCCAGGAAAGAAAGTTCGAGGCGTCGAGACAGCGGGCGGAAGAGGAAGCAAAACGTCAAAGCAAGAGGGCTCAATCGAGCAGTGACGACATTGACGACAGCGCAAGCGACAACGTAGCACAGAGGAAAGCTGGCGGTGTGCTCACGGCTGCAAAGCGCCAGTCGCTACCGAAATCTTCGTTCGCGCTTCCCGGCAAAGGCAAGGGGCCAAAGGGCGCAGGAGCTGGTTCCTATCCCATCCCAGACGCTTCCCATGCCAGGAACGCGCTCGCGCGTGTGTCGCAGCACGGATCGAGCAGCGAGAAGGCTACCGTGCGCGCCAAGGTGCACGCCAAGTTCCCGGGCATTGGGCAAAAAGAGAAATGATGCGCGATGGGCATTCCGCGAACCATTTCTCTAGCGCCTGCTGCAGCGTCGGCGAACAATATCGCGCAGTCGCAATCGCCGGGTGCCGGCGTAATCACGCTCAACGGCAGCACCGTCAGTGGCGGCGTCGCGACGCTGGATATTGCGCGGCGGGTGCTGATCACGCCGGGTGGCGCGGACAGCGGCATCACCTATACGGTGACGGGCACCGATCGTTATGGCGTGGCGCTCACCGAGACTGTGCAGGGGGTGAACAACCCATCGACCGTTACCACCACGCAGGATTTCAAGACGGTCACCGCCGTGACGCACAGCGGCTCCGTGGCGAGCACGGTGACGGTGGGCACGGTGAGTGCTTCGACGGCCGCCTCAAGCGAGTGGGTGGCAATCACGCCCACCGCCAATCCGGTGAACATCGGCATCTACGTGCTGGTGTCAGGCACTGTGAGCTACACGGTGGAGTACACCTACGACGATCTCAGTGCGCCGCTCGGTACCTTCCCTACGGTGTTCAATATCTCAGGTGGCTCGCTGACATCGAAGGCGGCTACCGCAGACTCGCAGGCGAACCCGTTCAACTTTCCAATTTCGGCTGTACGCATCACGCTGAACTCCTATACCGCTCCCGGCAACGTGAAGATGAAAGTCATCCAATCGGGGGCATTTAGTTAGAGCACAATGACCACGACCGGCACATATGCTTTCCAGCCAGCGCTCGGCGATCTGTTCATCGCCGCCTATGGGCGTTGCGGCATCCGCCGCACCGCGCTCACGGTCGAACATCTGTTTGATGCGGCGATGGCGGCGAACTTGCTGCAGGTGGAGTGGAGCAACCAGCAGGTAAACCTGTGGACCGTAGACCTGCAGAGCATTCCGCTCACTGAAGGTGTTGCCACCTACAATGTCGATCCGGCAACCGTGATGATCATGGCGGCGTACATCGCCACCAACACTGCCCCGGAGCAGGATCGGATCATCATTTCGATCGATCGCGATACCTATGCGAGCTTTCCCGACAAGCAGACCGAGGGACCGCCAACGGTCTACTGGTACAACAAACAAATCCTTCCCACGATCACGGTATGGCAACCGCCGGACGGTAATGGTCCCTACACGCTCAAGTTTTATCGCGCGCGGCAGATACAGGATGCGAGCGCACCGAATGGCGTCAATGCCGAGGTGCCGTACCGGTTTCTGGAGGCGTACACCGCCGGGCTTGCGCGCAAGCTGGCCGAGCTGTACGCGCCTGCGGAGCTGCAGCGACTCATGCTACAAGAGCAGCGTTCCTGGGACAAAGCTTCGCAGCGCGATGTGGAAAACGCCGAGCTGCGTATTGTGCCGGCGATGAGCACCTACACGACAAGTGTCTACTGAGATGACTACTGAGATGAGATGTCAAGCTTTGCACCAAAGGGGCATGCCAAGGTCGATCCGCTGCATCCGGCAGCGTTTGCGATCTGTGATCAGTGCGGCTTTCAGTACAATCATCGCGATCTGCGCTGGGAGGTGCAGTGGTTTGGCAATCAAATACGCAAGACGGGATTTCTTGTTTGCCCCACTTGCTGGGATCATCCCAATCCCACCTTGCGTCCCAAGGTGCTGCCACCTGATCCCGTGCCGATCCTTAATCCACGCAAAGAGTACATACCAGTAGACGTGTCTAACGAGAGCGGTGACCCGCTAGTCGCAGAGAACGGTTCCTTTCTGGTCACGGAAAGCCAGGGCTAAAGGAGAGAAAGATGGGTTACTATGCCATTTCCGGCAAGCAGACGACCCTCACGTCGTCCTTGAAAGGCGCAGTTGCGACGTGGACGGTCACCACCGGCATTCGCCGCCACAAGTGGTACGAGCTGATCTTTGGTGCCGCATCGAACCCGAATGCGACCGACACCTATGTGCAGGTGGACGTCTCACGGCTTTCGGCGACGACCTCGCTGGCGGGCACCAGCTTCACCGCCAACCCGCTGGATGCGGCGGACGGTGCGGCGATCGCCACGGCGCTGATCAACATCACCA